GCGGCGGCACGAGGAATGCCCTGGCCAGCGAATTGCCGAGCCAGGGCATCAAACATCTCGGGGCTGCCGGCTAAACGCATTCACGTTTCACGCAGTAGCCCTAATCTAACTGCGCTGATCTCTAGGTCAGGACGATACCGATATTCTCGGTAATAGCATTGGAGCCGTCATCTCGCTGGGCTCGAGCGATGGTGGTCAGCCCAGGAAGCGCATCAGGATTACTCGCCACCGCAGCCCGCTGAAGGTTTGACTTGGCATTGCTCAGCAGCACATTCGCCATTTGCTGGGATCGTGCCGTGAGGTTGTTTGCGGTCATGCCCTGCTGCGTCTGTTGAGCGGCTTGCTGTACCTGTGCAGCGCGGGGATCGACGACCTCAGCGCCGGCAGTGTTGCCATGCGCAGGTTGCCCCTGAAAGGCGAGGCCGCCGTTGAGGCTATATCCGCCAGGAACTCGTGTCATCGTGGCCTCCGATCAGCCTTCCGACACAAGCACCTTGCTGCGCAGGGCTTCAGGAGAAGCCTGGCTCAGCATCTGCCAGGCAGCGGCGGGGTTGCGCTCGCTGATCTGAGAGAACACGCTCCAGAAGTCGTCGCCGCCGCCGGCCTGCACGTCAGGGGCGGGCATGTCCAGTTGAGGCCGCTGGTATGCGACAGGGGCAGGAGCAGGGGTGAAGCGGCGCTCGTTGGCGGCAACTTCAGCGGCCAGGCGATCCTGCGGCAGCTCCACGGGGTAAGGGCCCTTGGGTCCGAAGAACTCGTTGACGTAGCTCGACAGCATGTCGGGGTTCGTCAGCATCGTGTGATAAGCCGCGTTGTCTTCAGCAGCGGCGGCAATCACCGTGTGCGAGTTCTGCAGTTGCTGCTGCACGCCCTGGAGGTTCTGCAGAGCCTCGGCGGTCTGACGCGCCTGAGCAAGCAGGGCATCCTCGACGACACAGGCATAACGGTTCAGCAGTGCCGGGGCTTCAGCGCCGAAGTGCTGGAGGACCTCAAGGCTTTCGCTGCTGACGTTTTGCAGATACTCGTCGCTGGCGGCTGCGGTCGGCGCGCTGCTGTAGCTCGGCGCCTGTGCCGAAATCGGCTGGGAATAGGCCTGCGTTTGTGGGAACGCTGAGGTCAGCGGCGCCGAAACGGACGGGGCCGCCTGGTAGCTCGCCTGTGCCTGCGGATAAGCCACCGGGGTAGGGGCCACCGGTTGGGTCGGAACCGAGGAGTACGCCTGGGGCTGGGATTGCGGCGTCGCGCTCAAGCTGGCGAGGAGACCCTGGTACGCCGCCTGCCATGGATTGGCCTGCGGGACCGAAACCGGAGCCTCCGGGGAGTAAGCCGGAGCTTGGGGTGTCGGGTACGAAGCGGGAGCTGCTTGCGGTGTCGACGGGGAGGCCGCGGTCGGCGCGGCCACGCTGGATGGGATCGAGGGCTGCGGGGTCGCCACTGCCGTCGCCATCGTTGTACTGTCCTGCATAGGTCAGTTCTCTCTTGAGGAATTCGAGAGCTCGATAGACGTAGGGGGTCAGATCGAGCTTGGGGTCCGCCAACAGGGGGAGATCCGGAGCCTGCGGGTGGGGGATCTGTCGCATGTTTTGAATCAGCGACAGGAAAGTGCCAATGCTTTGCTGAGTGGCCTGTGCCATGCGGAATGGGTAGCCACTGAGCATTGCGCTGCGCTCTTCATCGGTTTTATCCGGGAAGAGATACCGCAGTGCCTCGATGCTATTGACACCGAGCTCCTGCAGGTTTCGCACAACAATGCTTGAGTTCAGTATATCTTCCGTGGAATCCTCAAAGACCGGTCCCTTCCACCGCCACTCGATCGTGCGGTCGCCATCAGGAATCAGTCCAACCACACCATCAGGGAGCTGTCTGGCTTGAACGGCTTCGCGAATCTTGGCGTCGAGCGTCGCCTCATATTGCTGATACGCCTGCTGGAATCCCGCCAGCGCCTGCTGGAATTGGCTGTCATCCGGGAGCTCTTCCCTCAGAGGAGCCGGCGGGGCTTCCAGGCCGATCGCCGCCGAGAACGAATCACGGAAGATGCGCTCCTCGTGGAAGATCACCAAGGCCAGGAGCTTGCACAGGCCATAAGTCAGCAGCCCGCGGCACTTGCGCGCTGCCGTGGTTGCTGCCCGGCCGTAGAGGGATTTGATCTCGTAAGCCGTCGCGCCGGAGCTGATACCCAGCTCATCCACGCCGCCGAGGGCATTGCGCAGCTCCTCGCGGTACTGACGGGCGTAGAGGTTCTGGTCGCCTGAAACGGCATCAGGCGTGATGTAGCCAATGCGATCGGTTGCCTCGATGTTGGCAATGATCCGTGGCACCTTGACGCCGCCAGGGCCGCTTGAACCCAGGGGGCTGCTGACTCGCGTCGATGGTCGATTCGCGGCATAGAAGCCCGCCTGCGAGCTGATCGTCGGGCGCATCTCTTCGCTATCGCCCGATTCCAGGATGTCCTGTTTAGGTCGGCTGGCGTAGAGCGTTGGATTCCCGAAGAACGTGATGTTCGTTCGGATGTTGCGGACCAGGTCATCATGCGTGATGATGTGATCCGCCAGCCAATCAAACTCGCCGGTAGCGTCCATCCCGGTCGAGCGCATGTTGTTGAACGCTTCAACCGCCGGGATAAACCCCAGGCTGTTACGCAGAGTCCTGGTGCTGTTCGGCGCGTAGTTCAGCGACGCAATGCCGGCGTCGAAGCTTGGCTTCTCGGTCGTGATCGATTCTTTGATCGTGTCCCGCCGCACCTGCAGCTTGACGTAACGCAGCGAGCCCCCGTCGCCCGCAATGCCCGGTACGGCAGCCAGGCCGTCACGCACCGTGAAACTGTAGATCAGCTCGACCTCTTCCAGCTCGCCAGCAGCGTCGTAGTAAGCCCGGTAGTTGTCCTTGCTGAACCACATCAGCCGGTACGTGTCCCGGACCGGGCGGAAATACCACAGACCCTTGCCGTCGATCAGGAAGTCATCGATGATCCCCTCGAGCCGGGCATCGATCTCATTCTCCTGGATCAGCGTTGCCAGGAAGTTCTTACGGAACCCGAAAGTATCCTGCGCAGGGTAGAACTCAAGACCCTGGCGCAGCATGAACAACCGCATCTGCGCGAGATGCGAGTTCACGACCATCGTGTCGACCCCGGACGTCCCCTCCCGCTTGCGGGCGGATTCGAGGATACGGCGGAAGCGCTCAGTCTTGGGCTGGCTCATCTGTCCATGTTAGGTCCATTCGATATGCGCAGCCCCGCGGCGCATCAGGCCCTGTACCACGATATTGAGGCTGTCGGCGCAGTCATCATGAGGGCTATGGCCGAAGTTCGTAATCTCATCGATCATGTAGCTGAAGTCCCGGTACTTGTTGAAGATGATCTTCTTGCCCTGGAACAGGCCCAGGATTCCCCGCAACCGGGCCAGCTTGTCGCCCCGGAAACCCTTCACCGGTGAGACGTGCAGGTTGTAGAGCTGCCATTCGTTGAACAGCACGCGCTTGAGGTCTCCCTCGAAGCTCTTCTGATAGGCCACGACCTCAGGCCAGATCGTCACCGGTGAGTTGGTCTGGAAATACTGACCCTCATCGTTTGTGGCCAGCAGGTTCCACTCCAGCAATAGCTCGCACAAGGCCTCGATCTTCTCGATATTGCCCATCGATCTCATGCGCCGGTAGTCGATGATGTAACACTTGTCGTCGACCCGCCCTGCCAGTGTGAAGACAGTCCAGTCGTTCCGCTCGCTCATGCCGGCCGAGAGATCGATGCCGACGCCGATCGTGTCGTACGTGTCAGGCACTTCGCCCCGCACAAACAACTCGGGACTGATCCCCAACTCCGTGGAGCGCACCGGCTGGTTGAGATACTGATACGAGAATGCAATGCGATCGTCGCTCTGCAGTTTGAGCAGGTACTTCGTCGACCACATCTCCGGCCAGTAGGACTTAGGTCTACCGTCCTCGTCGTAACGCAAGGCCGACTGCGTGATGCACTTCCACCCCTTCTTCTCGGTGAAGATCGTCGCGAACAGGTCATCGAAGTGGAACCTGGTCCCTAGGGCAATCGCTCGAGCCCCCTGGAACATGGTCGGCACGATCACGTTTGTCCAGTTCGTTTCCATCTCCCGGCGGATGTCGGGATTCGCGATCGACGCAGCACTCTTGATCGCGTCATCCACAATGATCAGGCTGGAGCGCTTGGAGGTGATCGTCCCCTTCAGGCCAGCACAAGCGATCGTGAAAGCGTCTTCACCACGAACGTCGATGCCAGCGTGATCCCAGTCAATGCTCCAGAGCTCGTCAGAGGTCTTCGTCTTGGATAGTCGAACGCAGGGGAAGACCTCCTGATACTCCTTGGAGTTGATCAAATTCTTGATAGCTGCACTCTTGCCTCGGGCTACATCTTGGTTGTACGAAACGTAGAGAATGCGCAGTAATCTCTTACTTAAAGCGTGTCTTCCAATTAGCCATCCCAGCAGAAGGCCGATCACAGTCGATTTTGCGCTACCCCTCGCGCTGAGCAAGCATGTATTGGGACCTGCAATATCTTGCAAATGATCATTGCTGAGCCCTGTGAGAATCTCCCGGTGCCACTCTTTCATATGACGGGCGGGAGGCTTGCCCATCAGCGTGCAGAAATATCCAAAGTTCTCGCGTGCCTTGAGGACGTGAGGCGGGATAACCTCCTCAACGACCTCGACCTCGGGCTCTTTCTTGATGTTCTGGGCTGCCTTGAGCGCGCTTCGCTTGCGCGCTAGGGCAATCGATACACCTGCCATGGCCCCAATCTACCCGTTTCTCACTATTCATGGGAGAGGTCGGGTGGCCCGGCGGAAAATTTTGCCGCTACTTCTCACTCTCCAGTTGAGCCCAGACCGATTCGAACGCGGCATCGAGGGCCGCGATGACCTCGTCGTTGCCCTTGAAGATCTGTCGCAGGGATCGCATCACGACGTCAGCGCCAGCCAAGATCAACCCCCGGCGGTCGGACGACTTGGTCATCCGGTCGATCTCGATGATATGCCCACGCAGCTCCTTGGACAGATGCGCAATACGACTAGCAGCAGCATCCGGCTTGACCAGATCCATCGCCACCTGTTCGCGCAAGAAGTCCACATCCGCCTCGAGCTTGCAGATTTCACTCAGCAACAGCTCGCGCCGGTTCAGCTTCTTGAAGTTTCTACCGATCCAGCGCTCAAGGTCGATGAAGCTTCCCTCGTATCCCAGGACGTTTGCGTAAAGCCAGATCTCCACCACCGAGTACGTGTTCTCGGCGTAGTTCAGGAAGGCTTCCCTGCGATCATCATCCAGCGCGGCAAGAAAGCGCTGAACAGCAGCCTCATCAAGACTCGTCATCCGTAGAACCTGGCTCCCTGCGAACGGATTGCACCACGAGCGTCGGCGCGCAGCTTCTTCTCTTCCTCCGTCTTCTGCTGCAGTGTGAGGCGGTCTTGCTGGCCCGTCAGTCCGATCTGTCGCTCCTGACTGTCGAACCCGTACTTCACTCCGGCAAGGTTCGCGTTGGCTGTGTACTTCGTGCCAGCAAGATCCTGATCAGCCGTGTACTTCACGCCCTCCAGCGCCCGTCCACTGGTCATGTCAGTCAGGTCGCGTGCAATGGCACCTTCCTGCGCCATAAGCTGACTGGCGTTGGCTGTCTTGAGGTTCTCAAGCCCGTATTGATAATCGCCCAGAGAGCTCAAGAACGCATCGTTGTACGCGACCGCAAGGCCCGTGTTGGCCTGGGTCCTGCCGATGTCGAAGAGCGATCCAGCCCCGAGCCCTGTGATGGTCTCGTTGGTTGGATACTTGTTCATCAGATCGGTGATGATCTGAGTACCGCTGCTGACGTAGTTCCCCGCTGTTGTTTGCGGGTTCCAGGCGCCAGAGGGGTTTGCGTAAGATGCCATGATTTAACGCCTCAAGCGAATAGGGCCGCAGCGGTCGCGCCAAGCCCGGTCAGCAGCGAAGCGACATTCGAAAAGTTCGGCTTCCGTGCAGCGGCTTGGGCGGCACGGTTTTTGTCACCCTCTCTCTCGAGATAACCGATAAAAGCGTCACGCGTGCCTGTATCCATTTCAGCCAGCCTTGCTTCGTGGCCGGTCAGCCTGTCGAGAATCCCGCTCTTCGCACCAATCAGGCGCAGGTCATTATCAGTCTTCGCGTTTTCGAT